CTTCCCTGAGTTGCTAGAACCTGCAAATTTTTGGTGTATCTTGTTTTCTATTAACTGTCTTTCCTCCTCATTAGGCACTCCATTGTTGAAGTTAATAAGCATAGAAGGTGCAAGACCATTCATAATATTGTTTAGATGGTAGTTAGATATTTCTTCTTCTAACTCAGCATACTGTAAACCTCCTTGATAGTCTACAGGAGAGTAGTAATAGAATCCTGCTCTGTAAGGCTTAACAAATAAAATCTCAATAGCTTCTTTAGAGAACCCAAACGCAGGTATTCTCTGTGGCTCATCAGATGGCTTTATTTTAGTCCAATCCTTAAAGTAGTAGTAAGCCTCTATATCTCCATCCTCATTGCACTTCTCAGCTCTAAGAGTCTCTACAGGCATATGCTCTACTTGTACAATCTTAGACCTATCCTTAGAATAGATTACTTGCATAGCACAACTCCCCATTAGTTTAAGGTCGTACACTAGCTTTCTAGTACAGTCCTTATTAAATAAGGTTTTCATTTGTGCATATTGGTCAGGCTTTCTATTAGAGTCTGTAGCATCTAGTCCCTTACCATAAATCATCTCAGATATACCATTAATAATAGCATTATTGGTAGGAGAACCATTATATCTGTCTATAAGAAACTGATAGTAGTTATTGTCAGCACCGTAAGCTACCCAGTCCTTACCTCTTACCTCAGATACCTTAGGGGAAGTGTAAGTGCTTAGATTAACTATGCTTACCTCTTGCTTTTTATGTACGTTATTATGTACATTTTTATTTATAGCCTTAACTATATTGTTTGCTCTTTTTGTCATAGTATAATGTAATCATTATCAAAGCTATCCTCAGAAATGTAAACATCTTTGTTTACTGAATAGTAGTCATTTGTATCTTGGTCAATGTCTTGGTCTGTACAGAATATCTTGTCTTTGTATATTACGTTACCTGAAACCAAGACTTTCATATCATAAAACCTACCTTCTGTTAAAGAAAAAGAATGAGTAAGGCTCATATACTCTCCTGACTTACCCAAATCTACCACCTCACTAGTCTCTGTGTTGGTGCTATCATCTCTTAGTATCAGAGTACCACTAAGTGCATATTCTCTAGGAATAAACAAAACAGTTTGGTCATCTGTACTTGTAGTTAAGTGTTTCATATATATATAACGTATTATTTATTGCTTTTTGTATTAGATAACAAAAAAAACCCCTCCGATTAAGGAAGGGTCTAATTGTAACTAAGTTTGTAACTAACCTATACTACAGGAGTAGGGTTAATTGGAGTATGAGTATCCTCTAAAGCAGGTGCAGCAGCACAAAAGAATGGTGGTGCAGTTTCCTGAGCAGTAAGAGTTAATGTGAATCCTGATAGGTCTCCCATAGCAGCACCAGTAGCAATAGAACCACCAGTTACCTCAGCTCCGTGTTCTTTACCTACTAAGAAAAAGTTACTATTGTAGTCCTCAATAACTATCTGAGGTCTCCCTGCAGCTAATAATTTGATTTCTTCTTGTGTAGGATTATCTAAATAAGTGAAAGTAGCACTAAGAGTAGACTCATAGAAAGTAGTACCATTCTCCCTAGATGAGTTAATAGCAGTCTCTAAACTAGAGTTTCCTTTGATTTCATATTTGTAAAACTCCTCTGTACCTAAGAATGTAATCTCTCCTGCAGACGGAGCAAGGGCAGCTACTGCACTATCGTAATTAGAGAAATAGATGTTTTTAAGTCCACCTACCGCACTCTTACAAGGCAATACTCTACCGTTTGTAATTGAACAAGCCATATGTTTTAAGTTTTTTTAGATTAATTAAAAAAGGGTAGGCAGGCTTCTATGGCTTACCTACCCCTCTTATTTTGTTAGTTATTTGATTATGCAGGAGTATAAAGAACAATATCAGAACCGATACCGTACTCAACACCTGAAGTAAATCTCATAATTACTCTTACATTTTGAGAACCATCTAAGTCTCCCATATCTAATACTTTTACTTCGTTGTGGTCAGATAATAAACCAGTACCAAAGAATAAGTTAGATTTCTCAGCAGCTACCATAAAGTTATCAGCTAATCCGTTTGCAACAAAGATTTTTACACCATCAAAAGATAATGCTCCATTGTTCCACCATTGAGTTCCCTCAGCGTTTACACCGTTAGCTCCTAATCCTGCAGCAGCAAATCCACCTAATGCTCTTACATAGGCTCTAGCTACGTTTTGAGATACATATAAGTATAAGTCCTCTTTTCCGTAAAGTGCAGAAGGGATAGCATCTACTGCTTTACCCATCTCTGTGATTACGTTAGCAGCAGTAATTGCAGTACCAACTACATCAAGTACAGTAGCATCAGCAGTCATTTTAGTTACTAATCCGTCAAACTCTCCTGCGTTACCAGTAACACCTTTCCAGATAGTGTTTTCAGTTTTTTCAGCAACTAATCCTGCAACGTGAGCTACTAAGAAATCAGCGAAAGATGGAGGTAAGTTGTCATATACAGACATTCCCATTTCAGCAGCTTCCCAGTCAGAACGGAAGTCTTTTTTACATAACTCAAGGTTTACTTGGAACTCCTCAGGTTGTAAGATTCTCTCAGTTAAAGTAACTGTAGCAGTATCAGTAAAGTCACAAGATGCGTCTTTGATTACGTTTGAATCAGTAGCAACTTTTTTGATTACTTCTTTATACTTTACGTTTGGTTTGATTGTGATACCACCATTGTTTAAGGTAGCACCTGATAATAAAGCAGCAGCAATATATTCATTTGCAAAACTGCCTGCAAAAGTTGTTGTAATGTCGGTTGTTGTAGCCATTTTTATTTAGTTTATTTTATTTTTGTATGTTAGCAATTCTTGCAAATACTCTGTCTTGGATAGACTGTGGTCTGTTATGACCGAATGTTACTTTCTTAGTTTGAACATTCCCCTCAGGATTGTGCTTCAATGGTGCAGCAGCAGGTTGTGAGGATAACTCCTCTTTTACTTGCTCCTCTACGGCAGCCATTTCTTCTTTATCCTTAATCATAGCTTTGATTTCTTCAATCATAGATTTAACCTCAGCTAGTTCTTCTTTAGTAGCATAGCTCATTTCTTCTTCTGCAGCCTCTACTTCTTCTTCTACTACTTCCTCAGATGTAGCTTCTTTAATCTCTTTGATGATACCCTCTGCTTCCACAACTAGAATCATTCCATCCTCTAAGGCATACTCTCCTACTGGTAAGGCAATCTTGTCCTCCTCAGTTACGATAAATACCTCAGCATCAGGAGCGAAATCCTCTGCTTCAATGATAGTACCATTCTCTAGGGTCATTTGAGCTAACTTTGTTTCCTCAGTAGCCTCAGTAGACTGTTCTACCTTAACTTCTTGAGTGTCCTCAGATAATTCAATCCCTAGAACGCTCTTAATTTCTTTTAGCATCTCTAATGGGTTTTTCATATTTATATAACGATTATTAATTATTATTTTGCATTTTATCTAAGTTTTTTAATCTCAGACTCTGCGTCTTTTTTCATTTTTGATATGTCAGAATTCATTTCTTTGATTTCATCAATTCTATTCTGTAGCCTTTGAACATCATTATTTTTTGCCATATCTACTCCTAAGTCTCTACCTGCAGCAATAACATCTTTGATATGACCCTCAGCAACACTACCACCATTAATAGCAGGCTCTGCTTTAATCCATTTCTCAATAGAGAAAATAGCTTCTTTTTTAGCTTGTGTTATTCTCATATTATAATCAGATTTGTAGCTTCTACCTGCTTTTAAATCTTTTTCTAATATTGTAAGCCATTTAGTAATATCTTTCATTGTAGCTAAATCTACCTTTTCAGAGGATAGCTCTTGCTTAGTATCTTTACTATATAGCTTAGAAAGTCTTTGATTAACATTTTTTTGTGTGTTCATTTTGATTTATTTAAGATTTACGATATATGTTTCCTATTCCTTGTGCCCATAAAGAGCCATCACAACACTTTCTAGAGTAGGTGTTCTCATCTTTACATAGACATCCTCTAGCACTTCCCTTAGGACTTGTATAGCTTGGTGTTTTATCCTCTTTAAGCATAGCTTTGTGTTTTTTGTATAAAGTATATTATGTCCCATATCTTAGCAGTACCGCCTGATGCTTCAATCTCCCACCAAGAACCATTCTGTACAAAATTATTATCTGCATAGTATTGGAACACTTGATGGTAATTATGCTCTAAGTCATTGCCTTTTGTAAACTGTACTTCTCCTGTTATTCTGTCGTATGGTGTTCCGTTCTCTCCTTTAAAGTTTATGTCTATAAGAGTCTGATTTGCATTAGCAGCACTACACTTAAATACCATAGTAAACATATGGGTATCATTAGTATTATCAGCAGTTACTTTTTTGGTTGTGCTATTGTAATAATCAAACCCTACATTGCTTCTTACTATGTTAGCAGCGTTGTTAGGAATAATAACAGACACACCATCTGCTAGATTTAATTTATTAGATGAGGTATATTGTCCATCATCGTATCTTGCCCATCCTAATGCTTGGCTTGTAGGGTATTGAGGAAAGACTCTTGCCCACTCTCCCTGATAAACAGTCCATACTCCTGATTCAGTAGTAACATACGCTCCCTCCTCAATGTTATATTGATTCCTGATTACATCTGTATCTACATCTACTTGTACTTTGTATGAGGTGTTCTTAGTCATTAAATAATGATTTTAGCTTTTCAATGGTTTCAGTAGCCTCTTGCTCCTCTTTTGACATACCTACAGAATCCTTAGGTCTCTCCATCTTGTCTGCAAAATATCCCTCTATAGAAAATCCTTTTACCTTACCAGTCTTTACATAGTTCTCCCAAACATCATCATTGTTCACTTTGACTGCACCCATCCAAGTACCTATAGGTAATTCCATACCATACTTTCTAGACTTGTCGTGTACCTCATCCTCTATAATCCAAGATTCTACTAATGACAATCCTTTTAACTCGTATTGATGCTCCATAGTAGAGTTGTTCTGATTACCTGCCATTAAGTACTTTTGAGAGGCTTTTAAGACAGTATCTTTAGAAAAGTATATATAGTACTCATCCTCTCCTGAGCGTCTGTATATAGGCTTATTAGGTATCAATAACGCACCCATTAAGATTCGCTTTTCTTTATTTACCTCAGCAAGTTTAATCTCCTCAGCTTTTAAAGCAACAAAATCCTCCTCTATTGCAGGACTCTCTACTACTGAGATAGCTTCTATTCCTGCTAGCTCTTGTTCCTCATCTAAAATAAGTTCTACTATTTTCATATTTATATAACGTATGTTAGTTTGTATTTTGTATTTTATATTGAAGCACTTGATACAATATTTCTCTCTAGGCTCTGAGCAGTTGTTACATC